TCTTTGTGCTACTAGTGCTCTGTCTGAAGCAGCTGATTGCCCTGATGTAACCATCTGCCAGTAATTTGTCGCTTCGTATGGAGCAACTGGGGCAGCTCCTGCTGTGAATACTTGTGGAGTGCTTGTAACAGTGCCACCGCTAAGGATCTGTAAAAATCTATCAAAGCCATAATCGCCATTAGCAGTAATGCTTGTAAAGTTTCTCTGATTTATCTTGAAGTCACCATTGATTAACTTATTCTTACCTGCTTGGCCATAGCCAGAGTTCCACAGTGATGCATCGACAGAATCGCCTAGTGTCTCAATGGCTGTTGCGCCATTTTTTACTAAATCGCTGGATGTGGGTACGACCCAAAGATAGTTCGGGGTGCTAGTTGCCATGTTAGTTTAATACTCCTGTCGCGTTAGACCAGATAAGTGTAGCATTTACACCACTCCAGATTATTGAAGATGGGACGATTGTTTCCCATTGTGGCTGCACAATGGAGAAATCTGTAGCTGAGATAAATAGGGTGACATCCACATAATTAGGAGTAGCCTTAAAGGTAATATCCTCGACAAAACCATCATAAGAGCCACCAAAGAAGTTAGATGGCAAATTGTCAATATAGACAGGCTGACCAAAAAACACCCCAATGAGACTATCTCGCATAGCATCTGGCATGTCTGGGTTATCAAGTCTAAAGGTGATGGCTTCTAACTGGGCTCTAGGGTCTTTACGCAGCTCTAACTCACGGGTAGCAATAGATGTAATGTCAGTTAGACCCTTGATATTAGAGTCTGTTGATTTCTCGAATGTTCCGTATTCGGCAATAGAGTCTGCATCTGAGGCTAAATAAGTAGAGCCATAACTAGCCCCATAACGATAGATAAGCGAGTTACGCAAGCGAGCAGTCTGAGTAGTTGCCTTGATACTGGCAGGGGCTGTGTATGCCCCGTCTAAGTTAGTAAAGCCATAGGTTGAAAGATAAGTAGTGCGATGGTCTGCATCATCATAATTAACATCGCCAGTAGTGACATCTTCATAGATTTGGCCTAGAGCAGAAGTGGCTATTTGATCTACTAAAGTGCTGGATTTAGCCGATGCACTAGCTGCAAGATTGACCATAGTGTAGAAGCCAGTGTCAATAGTGCCAGTATAACCAGCCTCAGCCCATGTCTCAGTTGGAGCATAAGCAACCCAAGTAATTGCAGAACTTATTTCAGCCCAAGTAGTGTCAAGAGCTGCACCAAGAATAGCTGCAATCTGTGCCCCATCTAAACCTTCTGCTAAGGCTGTGTTGTAGATAGCCTTAGTAAGTTTAGAGAGTGAGCCAATGCCTAAGATGCTTCCATAGGTGACATAGCCGTTTTCTTCTGGGCTTCTAACTCCAATAGTAAAGTCTGAGACCTCACCAGTAAAGACAGTCACATAAGTGCCAGATGTGTTCTTAAGTTGAAGGCTAATAGGCTCAGTGATATTGATAGTAAAGTCTGCGCCTGTTGTATTGACTATTTCTGCTCGGCAGTACCCAGCAGTAGCTTGTCGGTCAATGTCAATGCGACCCGTAGATAGGCTTACACTAGTGACAGTCGTATAGACATCATCACCAACAGTGATTTGCCATTCTGGAAGCCAAGCCACTATCGAAGCCTTAAAGTGCCACGATCAACTGCGCCCTGAAGGTATGCATCTAGGGCTTCAGCAATGGCGTTAGGGTCTCCGACACCAGTATTGATAGTAATTTCAACCCCAGCAGGTACTTGTCTGCCTGTGCCATTATTGCCTAGACCTACTCCAGATGGCCCAAAGGTCTCAGTTGGTACATTAGATGTTATAGATCCTACGAATGGAGCATAACCGCCAAGAGTTGCTTTTTCTGCTGTAGTTAATGATGCAAAGGCACTGGCAGTGCTTCCCTTGAAACTAGCTAATTTTGCCTGAGTTGCAGTAGCAGTGGCTGTAGTAGTGGAGGCACTAGCTGCTTGCAATCCCAGTAATTGCTGAAGCAAGGCAATAGCTGCGTTTAGATTGGCTAAATTGATTAAGTCTTTAGGCTTAAGGCTTTCAAGGATAGATTTAATATCCTGCATTTTGACATTTTGCAACCCAAGAGTATTTAGAACCTTTAGATCAGCATTCAGTTTAGCTGTAGCTGCAATAATTGCTGCTTCATCCTTAGAGGCAATAGCATCTTCCAGAGCAAGAATTGACTTTTTTACATTAAGGCGAGCGACATCATTAGCAATCTGTAGGACTTGAGTGCCGTTAGTTGCCTTGCCTAGTTGCTCAGCCTGATTAGTAAGAGCTGCTGCAATCTGAATCTTATCCAAGTCAAAGACATCGGTAGCCTTGCCAAGAGCCATATTAGCCTTGTCAATAACACCTTGAAGTTTCTTAGCTGTGTTCTGTTTATTAAGCAGAGCAAGTCTTTCTTTCTCTCTGCGTAATGCATCTTTCTCCATTTTAGCCAGAAGTTCTTGCTGCTTCTTCTCAGTAAGAGTGAGCTTGGCTTCTTCTTTTTTAAGTGGAGATACAACATTTGCTCCTACTTGCTTGCCTACAAAGCCAAAGAAAATGTCTTTACCTAATTTTTTTAGATTTTGCGCAAGAGTAGGAATCGCGCCAACAGTAGTTCCTGCTGCAAGTGTTACTTTATTAAATAAACCAGCCATAGTTTCTAAGAAAATAACTGCATCGCTTGCTTCTGTTCCGCCAGCTGCTCGGGCTAAGGCATCAACAAACCCTTCACCAATAAGTTCAGAAGCCTTTCCTGTTGCAGTGCTTAAGACATCCATTTTGTAAGAAGTTGTAGTTAAGTAATCTTCTGCTGCTCCAGCTGATTTCTTTAAGATAACTGACAAAATCTCATTAAATGACATTGTCGTAAGTTCAGCCCTTGTTAAACCTGAGTTGTATTTGACTAGACCTCGAGTAACTCCAACATAACCTTTACCCAAATCCTGTGTGACTGTGGCTAGATCAATGCCAGAGGCTCGGCTAATAGTAATTGCATCATTAAGAAGTTTCTGTGATTGGGTCAATGAGCCAGTAGTGGTAAGCAAACCTTGAAACGCTGGACGGAGAATGTCGTCCGCAATTGCCGCTGAAGTTTCTAACTTATCAATGTAGTCAGCAATGGCAGGATTAGCAAAGCCAATGCCTAGATTCTCTACTGCTCGGTTAAGTCTAAGGGCTGCTGCTTCATCCGCTGCAAAGGCTTTTACTGCTGTTTTGCTAAATTGGACTAATGCTGTTGCGCCAAATGCAATTCCAAATGTGCCTGCGAGTTTCTTGACATTGCTATTGAGTTTTCCTACAGCTGTATCGGCTTGCTTAAAGGCTTTATTGCCAGTGTATTCAGCTGCTAAGTTAATGACTACTGATGGATCAACGGCCATTATTTAGGTCTCATTTCTGCATAGAACTTTACTTTAGAGTTTTCAATAGCCTTGATGATTGCTGCGTTTGTCTTACCGCCATCTTCAGCCCATGCCCGAAAGATTGCTCGACCCTTCATCTTGCGTGACCTACGCCCTGCACCAGTCTGATTATTGGCATCTACTATCTGGCCATATTGATTCATAGCGTCAATAAATTGAGCACCTGCTTGAGGGTTATTGCTTTTAGATTGATTCTTATTACCAGAACGAATCATCTTGCCATAATTGGCTTGGCTCTCACGCACAACTCTAGCCATAGGAGCTTGCTCGCGACCATTAGGATTCTTGCGACCAGCAGTCTCATAAATTGCACCAGCAGCGGAAGCATTGACAACACGCGCTAATGCTCTAAAGCCTTGCTTATTAGGTCTAGATGGTGTGGTCTTATATCCAATACCGCGCTTGGCTTTTCCTGTGCTCCAGATACGATCACTGCCCCAAGCAGTTGAGCTACTTCTAGCCCATCCGCTTAAAGGAGATGTTGCTGGGATGAATCCTCTAGCTTTATTAGTAATCGGCTTAAGAAGATTGCCTAATTCTTTTTGAGTTTCTTTGGCTAAGTCTGGAGCAAAATCTTTAAGAGCCTTACGGAGTGCGAGTGCGCCCTTTACTTCTGTTGGCATCGCTTATCTCCTTTTGCTCATCTTTAAGACCCTTCAACAAGGCTTGAAGCATTATTGGGTCTAGCTCTAATAACTGCTGTGGCGCGATTCCCAACCTAATGCTCAAGCGAGCTATTAAGTAGGTGAATGGATAATCGCGCTTTAAGCTAAAGGGTCTGAGTCAAGTACCTCAACACTCTTCAGAGTCTCGATAAACTCAACCCCAAAAGGCTTAACAGTTTCACCTGATCTGCGTGTTACTTCCCATGCCAACCAATACACCGAAGTCTGCATTTCGTCTTCACGAAAAGCGCGGTGGAAGCCCTTTTTAGCGTATAACTCGAATGAATACTCCACTGCTGGAGTAATCTCACCCTCGATAACGCTTCCATCTGTGCGAGTGATTTTTAGTCTTGCCATGAGCTGCCCCTTTGTTTAGTTGATTATGACCAAGTACCAGTAGATGCGTAAGAAGTCTTGCTGTTACATGTGAATGTAATATCAATCATTCCTTCGTCTCCAACTGCACCATTGATGTCAGTTAGGTTATCTACCAAGATTGTACCTGAGTATAGAAGGTTTGTTGCTGATACAGCTGCTGAAGAATCTTGAATTGCTTGGAAAGCAACTGTAGTTCCAAATGCTGCCTGAAGTGTTGCTAGAACATTTCCTGCTGCTGTGTCGTTCAAAAATGAAACAGTAATTGAGTCTGAAGCCAATCCAGTTACGAACTTATTGGCGGTATCGCCCATAGCGGTTACAGAAATCTGGTCTAGGACTCGGTTAAGAGTGAATGCAGTAACATGATCAGAAAGATTGACTGTAGCAATCTTAAATCCGACCTTATTGTTTAAGAAAATTGCCATTGATTATTCCTCATCTTTCTTGGTTGATACTGGCTTTGGTGCTGGTTCGCTGACTTGACCAATCTTCTTCAAGAAGGCCAAATCCTCTGGTGTTAGTGACATGTTAGCTCCAACTTGTTAGGATTGATACGGACATCTCGCAGCTGAGAAGGTCTCCCGATGCAGCATTGAGAACACTAGGCGCACTAATTGCGCTTACATTATAGGTCAAAGAAGATGCAGCAAGAAGGTTAAACACTCGCACTACAAAATCTTCTATGCCGTTTAGATTACCTTCATTGTCAAATAAAGGCGTAGTAATAATAATCTTAAAGTTAGCCAATGGGCTTACTGTGTTGCGAGCGTTATTGCTCGGAGTGATGTATTCCTCTGCTGGGCTGACAATGACTGAGTTCGCCAAGACTGTTGCAGGCGGAAATGCAAAGGTTTGCCATTTAGAGTTATCGACTAGAGCTGTGGCAAGTGTCGTTCTAAGAGTAGTAAGCGCAACTGGCATTATCCCACCATCGAGCGAGGGTCTAGTGCGTGTGCTATCAATCCTCGCACCTTAGCGAGAAGCTGTGCGCTCATTCGATAAGGGGAAGGCTGGAAATCGACAAGGTTAGAACCAGAGAGAGTAGCGGTTCTTGCTTGCCATATATCAACAGCGATCATCAAAGCTGCATTCTGAATTGCCGTATCTGTTGTCCAGACTGTGTAAGTCTCTGGAGCAACTGTGCCATAAGGCTCAATTATGTGATAAGGAACAGTAGTCGTGTGAGTAGTAGCCATGCTAATTGAGTATTCACCGACTGCTGTAATGGTCTTAGTGCCATTATACTTTGTGCCTGAATTGGTAATAGTTACAGACTGTCCAACATAAAAGATTTCTGTAATAGGTTCATTGAAATAAAGAGTACCGATGTCGGGTACATTGCTATGTGCAACTGAGAATTGATTAGGTGTCCATAACATCGGAATAAGAACAGCGTCTGAAGCGTCACAGACTTCTTGGAGAACAGCATCAGTGTATAGAGTGCCAACACCCAAAGTGGTGCGTAATTCGCTGACTGTTGTAAGTGCCATTCCCATTCCTTTCTTAAGACTCTGGGGAGTAGAGGGCTACTACTCCCCAGAGCGACTTAGAGTGTTGCTAGATTACGCTACTGCTAGGAAACGGAATGCTGTTGGGTAGCGATTAACTACTGCAACATAACCATAGATACCGATTTCAAGCTGTCCGTTAGCGACAACATTTGCACGAATCTGAAGTGTTCCGCTTTCGTGGAATCGCATTGCCATTGAAGGATAAACAAGTGCGTACTTAGAACCTGCGTCATTGCCTGTGTAGTTTGGATCAACTACGAGTGAAAGTCCAGCTACTGTTCCAGCAGTTGAACCCTGTGAAATCAATCCGTTAGCATTCTGAGGTGCTGCTGCTGCGTATAGAGGACGACCAGTTGAATCCACTGCACCAAGTAAGCCAGCGAAGTCAATGTCATTAACTCCACCACTCGTTGCAACTAGCAAGCGATTTGGTGTCTGGCGCATTACGCCGAATGAATCAGCAATACCATCTGCGATTGACTTATAGACTGTTGAGCCTGTTGAACCTGCTGAGTTTTGTGCAGCAATATTTGCAGCATAAGCATCTGTTTTCTGTGCGTATGACGCAGCTAATTCACGAAGATATAGGTCTAGGAATGATGGATCGCTGCGATCAACTAGCTCGACATCAAGTTTTCCAGCGCCCGCAAACTTAACCACGGAATCTTCCTGAAACGTGACAGTAGTGTCTGTTGATGAGAACTCTGCAGCTTCTGCTGTTAATGCAACAGTTGCCTGAGTTCCGAGCTTAGGAGTAAAGATTTTCATTCCGCTTGCAGGAAGTGCTGCGCGCTCGATGGAATCAATAAAAGGACGAGATGAATCAATGATACCGATTACATCTTTTAGATATGTAGGTGGAACCATACCTGTGTTCTCTGCGACTGTTGCAACCTGTAGAGCTGCCATTAGTTCGCGAGC